AGTCGTATTATTTCGCAGAGCATTTGTTCCAACTGCTGTGCTATTGCCACCAGTTGTACTTAAGTAAAGCGCACCTGCTCCCAAGGCCGTGTTGTTGCTTCCAGTTGTATTTTGTAAAAGAGAACCAGAGCCAACGGCGGTATTGGCATCTCCAGTACTGTTTTTTGATAGGGCACTTTGCCCAAAGGCTGTGCCATTGCTACCTGTTGTATTTAAAAAAAGTGAATTAAATCCAACGGCTGTATTGGATTGTCCAGTTGTGTTTGCACTAAGTACGCTACGACCAATGGCTACATTTGAACTCCCACTTGTGTTATTTTTTAGAGCTTCTGCTCCTATGGCGGTATTGTTGCTTCCCGTGTTATACATAAGAGTTTGTGTGCCTATGGCTGTGTTTGCACTTCCCGTTGTGCAGTTTTGTAGGGCGCTTGCTCCGATGGCCGTGTTAAAACTTGCACTTGTGTTTGATGCAAGGGCATCAGCTCCAACTGCTGTATTGCTGAACCCAGAAAGAGAGGCACTTGATAAAGCAGTTTCCCCAACTGCTATATTGTTTGTTCCAGTTCTTGCGTGTTGGTTGGGGCTTACCTCGGTGTATCCAGACCCATTCCATACATAAGTTTTTGCCGTATCTAAAGCGAGATAGAGTCTTTGAAGGTTTCCGCTTGCGGGAAAAGACGCTAGGTTGGCATAAGAAAGAAATATATCCAAAGCAGTCCTTTGGGCTTGGACACTACCCGCAGTCAGCAAAGCCCTTCCAGCGGTTGTAGAGTCTGATATGCTAGAAGCCGTGAATGTATTTTTAGTTAGTGGCATCTCTCGCTCCTTAGCTAACTTGCGTCACCCTAGCCGTTCCTGCCGTGGCGAATATGCCACCCACTAAACCAGTGTATCCAAATGGAACCTCGTAATAATCACCAGCAGAAAGCCTAACTGTATATAGGCTCGAAGTTGTCGTGGATGTCCCAAGGGTTACATATAATAATCCAGCACCCTCATTAAAAATGGCGAGCCCCTTCCTGTTTGCGTTGCTCGCTGAAATTGTGGCGTATGATGTGCTATCAAAAGTAGTTGGCGTTGCGCCAGTAGTTGATGTTTCTCTTACTGCGACACCATCAGCCATGTCGGCCTTTATGATTGCAGTATCAGCAGAAAGCGTAGTTAGCAAACCATTAGCCGTGTCGAGCTTACTCTCCACCTGATCGGTATTGAGATTAAGCGTATCGGCATCTACCGATATATTTTTGATTGCATCGAAAAACTCTTGATTGCTGGGCATGGTATTATCCTTTGTTAAAGAACTTGGTCTTGATTAACTCCCAAGATATGGAGACAGCCGTGCCGACAATGGCAGCTGCTAGGTAGAAATGTCCTTTAAGTTTCTCGAGTGCCGTCACCCGATTCACAAGATCCCCGTAGTTAGAGAGGCTCCGCTCAAGCATGGAACATAGGCTGACCTGACGCTCTTCCATTCTTGCGAGCCTTTCCCTGATATCCGACATGTCAACGTCTACGATATTCACTGCGGTAACATCTGCTGGAACTGAGCATTCTTGGTCTCAGTCTGCATGGCCTTCATAATCTGTGCGCCGATCTGCTTGGCGAGGTTCGGGTTGGTTTGGGAAAGGAACTGGATGTGTTGCTGTAAGTGCTGGGTGTAGGCAGCACCGCTATCCTGAGCCAGCTGCTGTCCACGCTGACCAGCCAACTGCAGTCGATCCATGTGGATCTGAACATGCACCTCGTGATCGTCGGCAGGCTCAACAGCCACAGCACCGAAGCCTTGGTCGAGCAACAGATTCTCGCTTCCAGCTTCTTCGGCCTGCATCTGCTTCTTGAGCTGCGGATCGATCAGCATGCGGTTGACAAGGTGGGGATCGTCCACCTCCAGCAGATCCTTGCGGAGTTCTGGCTGGTTAATGTACGGATCGTTACGGAGAGTCTGGAACCGCACCAAAGCCTTCTGGTACTGCATCACTCGGTTCACACCGTCAGCACTACCCGAAGGTTTGATCTGGTAATCAAAGATGATCGCCTCGGCAGGCACAGCCGAGAACTGGTTCTGGTATTCAAAGAGAAGCTGGTCGTGGGCGTACTCAACTAGGATTGCATATGCCTGCTTGTAGATTTCGCTCAACGCCAGCCTGAAAAGTTTAATGCGGAGATCTGTGTTCACCCCCATCAGCTGTCCGATATTCTGCACCTCGGTAGCCGTGCGGGGCTTGGAGCTTCCGAGTCTTCCCTGCGTCAGGCCAAAGTCGGGCATCGATACCAAGTACTCGGATACCTGACGCATCTGCACCATCTCCTGATCAAAGCTGATCGGTGGCTGGGGCATGAGTACTGGCTTAACTCCCGTGGGCAAGAGAACCCCTGTGCCGAATTTGATATTGTTCACATTGGGTATGTCCTGATCAGAGGAAAACATCGGTGAGTTGTAGAGGCTCATCGCATCGGCCTTGGCGTTCATGGTCTTGGTCAACGCAGCCTCAAACGCTGCAACCGTTTCACAAACTCCACGGCTGGAATAAAAACCTTTGTCTGGAGTAAACTCCAGCATGCACGGCACAAACGGCATCTGCCCGTGGGCATAGGGAAGCTCAAACTTAGGGCGAATAGGTTCGTCAGGAGCCTGCGGGCTGAAGGTCTCCACGATGATCTTCCCCTTGTCATCCCGATAGTAGCACTCCCAGATAATGATGTTATCCCGCATGCTGCCCTCGGTCAGACCCTGCTTGCCTAGCTTGTGCTGATCATACGAGCGAACCCCAGCACCAGCCGAGTTCCCCTCGCCTTTGATCCGCTTAATAAAATCATCGTCCTGCTTGTACGCCTCATTGCGACGATACTGGCCTTCAGAAATTTCCATGATGTGGCAGATCCGATCACAGCTCTCCATGTCCTTGGTGTAGTACGGGAACACAAGATACATCGGGTTAACTGCATCAAACTTGACCGACCTGTTGGCTTCATCCCAAGATGTCTTCATAAACGAGATCCCGCAACGAAGCATGGCCGACACATAGACCATCATCTCGGTTTCAAAATTGGAACGCTCACGCAGCATGTAGTTAAACCAGCTCTCCGCTGCGTAGCGCAGAGACTGCATCTGAGGTTTGCGTGGGGTAAAGCTGGCCAGATTCTCAGCTGAGTAAATCTGGTTTATGTAAAACGGTACGAACTTATTGATGATCGAGTTCGCTAAAGGATAGTGAAGGTCGGCTGCATTCGGCCAAGGTTTACGCTTACGACGAAGTCCACCATTGCACATGGTGTACCAAACCTTCTGCCGATCCTCCCAAGTGGTTCGCTTTTTAAGGTCATCGCAAAAAGCATCGTACAGCTCTTGCGTGGTCATTTAGTCCCCAGCGTCGAAGCCACTTCTGGCATCTTCAAAGTTAGTTTGGATGGTATTGCCGAATACATCTGTCTGCAAATGACTACCACCAGCATCATTTGAGGTCAAGCTCGGTCTGGTCTTGACATAAGCCCAGATGGCTCCAGCAGCTGCATCCGCACGATCTGGACTGCTTCCACCTGTCCTTTGCTTATATTCAGCCTTGGACTCCAGCTTGATACTGCCATTGGATGTGCAGAAGAACCTGCGGGTACACAGCTGTCCGTCCATGATGTCGTCCTTGGGCAGGATCACTCCCCTGTCCTCAATCAGCTTGCCTGCCGTAAACAACATCTCGGAAGCCTTGTTGGCGTACCCAGCCAAACCAGCCGTACCAAAGTTCACACGGTTGACGCTGTACCCCTGCTCGTCCATGCGCCTAATCATGGGCGACCCGATACCCCCGTTGTCAGCCCAGACCAGCTTGGGGTTAACCTGAAACGCCCGCAGCTCCCTTATCACCCGTCCGACGGTACGCATCTCGTCCCGATCCTTAATGATGATTAGAGGCAACAGTTTGTTCCCGTCCATGATGGCCACGGCAGTCTCGTCAACCCCTGCCCCACCCCAGTCGATAAAAGCCACCCTATCCATAGGAAAGTGGGTTGGGGGTGTAGCCCTGCAGTCATGGATCTTGGTTTCCGAGATCACGGTCTCGTTATCAGCCTCATCCACAAACTCGTTATGGATCATGCTCCTGACCAGCGGGTGGTCGTCCCCATACAGCTCCTTAAGTCTTCTAATCGACTCGTCCGTAATATGTGGGCATTGGCCGATGGGAATAGTGAAGGTCTTCCAGAACTTAGCATGTTCCCTAAAGCACTTGGCAAAGAAGCTGTTTGCTGAACCTGTGCTGCTAATAGCTAACCAGCG